CAGCCTTTGTAAGGTCAGTACGTTTGAACAGGATTGCTAACATCTCGGAGATGTACCCCTTATGTCTTGACTGCATCACCTTCTCAATGTGCTTAGTGTCCCTAACTGACAACTTGAATGTCTCATCAAAGGCAGTATAAGTGTAGTTCATGTGCTCAAATGAGTTGATGAGCTCTGGCTTACCACTAAGATTGTTAAAGTTCTTAACACATTCCTTGAACTCCTCAATAGATACGTCATCCCAGTCAGCCTCTGGCACACCTAACAGATTGAACACGTCAATGTGCTTCTCAATAGTGTCCAGCTCTTGATTAGCATGGATTGTAGTGATGTCTTCAAACTGCTGGACCGTCAACTCACTCAGTTGATTGGGTACTTCCTTACCTAAAATTGTTACCATAAAATCTAATTTTTAACAAATATAATACTTTTTACAATATAGGCATGGACAGACCAGTATACAAAATTACTATTGATGAGGCTTACTCTGATGGACAGGACTTAGGTGTGGAAATGATAGCCTTCACAAACAAGCCTGCAATTAAGGTTAAAGGGCTGGCATTCAATTCTCATGTTGCTCCTATGTCATTCAGTGACTCAGTTAAGATGCGTATTGTTGCACCTGCCATGATACCTATGAACATCTATAGACAAGATGAGGATGGTGAAGAGTATGATGTGCAGTTCTCAGCAGAAGTGATTGAGCAGATACACGCTAAGTTCATGCTCAACCTACAGAACAAGGACATCTTTAACCTTGAACATGATCAAGAGGAGAAGGTTCCTGCATACATCCTTGAGGCTTGGATAGTAGATAGCCCAGAGACTGACAAAGCATTCACAACATACGGCATTGAGGTACCTAAGGGCACTCTAATGTTGACAAGCCAGATAACTGACAAGGAATACTATGATGCACTGGTTGAGTCTGGTCAAGTAGGTTACTCTGTTGAGGGATTCTTAGGTATGAAATTATCGGAACAATTAAAACTAAATACAATGAAGTTACCAGATGGAGAACACATGATTGAGGATAAAATCTACGTTGTTAAAGACGGAGAAGTTATTGAGATCAAAGACGTACCTGCACCAGCAGAAACAGAAATGGCTGCTGACCCTGTGGCAGAAGAAGAAGCTGCAGCAGCAGCAGAAAACCCAGAAGCAGAAGCAGAAGTTGCTGAGGCTGATGCACCAGTACAGGAGGAGATGGCTATTGACCCAGCGGTTGATACAGAAGCTATCCTTGCTATTGTAGCACCAATGCTTGAGGAGCACATGAATGCAGTTATCAGAATGATTGCTGACTTGAAGAACCAACTTGAGGAAAGTCTTGCTGTTGAGACTGAAACAGAAACAGAGAGTGTGCAATTAACTGCACATGATAGATTTAAAGAATTTGTAAAATTTTCAAAAACCAAATAAAATGAACCGTAACCTAAAATTCAACCTGGATATTGAAACCAACGCGTTGTTGGCAGCAAATCCTGAGGAGTTCTATTCTAAGGCATACTTGTCTAGTCCAGATATCCCAAACAACTTCAGAACTTTACCAGGTGTAAAGTCAAAAACTAAATTGGCTAATGTAGTATTTGGTCAAGTGTTGCAAGCATACAACTGTGCTTTCTCACCAAGTACTGACCAATTGGATGCTATTGACATTGATGTATGTTCATTGTCTGCAATGGCTGAGCTTTGTCAGTTTGACTTAGAGCAATCATTCTTAGCTTTGCAAATGACAAAAGGATCTAACGGTGACTTCACTGTTGCATCTTTCATGGCATACTACTGGAATGAGATGGCAATGACTATTGGTCAAGACATTGAGTTATTAAGATGGCAAGGTGATACTGCATCTGCTGATGACTTATTAGCTTTATGTGATGGTTACTTAGTTAAGATGTGTGCTGATGCTGATATCGTTGGTTTATACACTGCACCTGTTACTACTTCAAACGTATTGACAATCATGGAGTCTATGCTTAATGCTGCTCCTGCTGCAATAGTAAGACGTAAAGCTGACTTGAGATTCTACGTATCAACAAATGTTGCTAATGCTTATGAGTTGAAAGCTGCAACTGGTAACACTCAAACTTATGTTACTTTACCATTAGGATTGACTTTCTTAGGTATCAATGTAGTGACTTGTGAAGGTATGCCAGACAACACTCTTGTGTTGACGTTGAAAAACAACCTTATCTACAGTTTTGATGCAGAGGGAGATTCAAAAGCATTGAAAGCTATCAACTTAACTGACTCAATTGCTGAGCCTGTATTGAGAACACGTGCCAACATGAAGGTAGGTTTCCATTACACAAACCCTGCTGAGATCGTTGTGCATAATATCTGCTTTGACTAACAACATAATGGGAGGTATTAATTGCCTCCCTATTTTATAACCTTAAAAAATATATAATATGTGTGAAGCATTATTGACCATTGAAAAAAGCTGTGACAACAACAGCGGTGGTATTAAAAGAATTTACGTAAACCTACAGGATAATGTAGACATGGATACACTGGCAACAGTTACTCCTGTTGTTACTCCTGGTGATGCATACACTATTGGTACACTTGACTTAGTAGTTGGTGCTGACCCATTCATTGAGTTTGAGTTCAGAAGAAACACATCTGGATACACAGAGGAGAGCAATATTGACTTAATCAATGGCTCAAGTTTTGTGACTCAAACTATCAACCTAATGTTCCACAGAAGAGAGGCTGCTAAGTCAAATGCTATTAAAGTATTAGGCTCTGGACAACAGTACTTATCTGCTGTAGTTGAGGATCAGAATGGTATCCTTTGGTTCTTCCCATACTTGCAGTTGACTGCATCTGGTGAAGGTTCGGGTACAGCTCGTGCAGATGGTTCTAAGTACAGTGTCACTCTTTTAGCGGAGAATGACTACTTAGCTCAAGCAATGACTACTTCTGTGTTGACTGGTTTGTTAACTCCTTAACCCTATCATATCTATAAACAGCCTCACTTCGGTGGGGCTTTTTTAATTATTCTAAACACGTAGTACAATATAGGTATGATATATCTTGAGAAAGACACAGTCAACATATTTGTACTGACCTTGACAGAGGTGACAACCATCCCAAACCCATACTATTTGTTTGAGTTTCAAGATGAGTTCAACACTACTGCCAGCCTTATCTATTGGGTAGGTACAGATACTTCTGCATATCCTTCAAGATTCAATCTGTTTACACTTGATGAGCCTAATGATATTGACTTTGTAAAAGGGCAGTATAGATACAAGGTGTATGAGAGCTCAACACCCCCTCCACTCAACCCTACTGGCTTGACCATGATAGAAGAGGGCAGGATGGTAGTGGCAGGTGCACAAATTAATTCAATATATGACTAATGGCATGGTATAGTAGATTCGTAGGCACTAAGCCTAAAGCAACAGAAGTAGTTGAAGGATATCAATCCTTTAGCACTCCATTTGGTACTGTGGGAGGTGAGAACTTATCACTACCTTATGTTAATGGTAGACATCAGATAGCTGGATACATACCATTTGGAACTAACAATCTTTTTCCAGAGCTACTTAACCAGCTGTACTATACTTCACCACTACATGGTGCCATTGTGGACTTCAAGACCAATGCAATAGTGGGTGGTGGGTACACTCTTGAGACTGCTAAGATGTCGAATGAGGATAAGTTGAAGCTGTATACCTTTGAAAAAAAGATGAAGCTCAACAAGACCAGCAAGGCTATAGCTCAACAGTTGATTGTTCACCATAGAGTGTACTTTAAGTTATGCTATAATGAGAAAGGTGAGCTGTACAGGATAGAGAATGTATCACCTGAGAAGGTCAGAGTAGCCAGAGACAGGATAACTTACTTCATGTGTGATGACTGGTCCGCTCGAATTGATGTAGTACCTATCAAGAGGGCACATCCTACCAACAGAGACCCTGAACAACTGTATGTTTATGAGATCATGACCTTGGGGCAGGAGTGGTATTCCTTGCCGCAATATACAAGTGCACTTAATTTTGCATTTTTGAGTGGTGAACTAAGTTACTTTGCTAAGAGTAACATCCAAAACTCAGTGTTTCCTTCCTTTGCTATGATGTTCCCTAAGAGACCACAGTCAGAAGAGGAGAAGCACATGATTAAGCACACCATTGATAGGTTGAAAGGTGCTGCCAATGCAGGTAAAGCTGTTGCATTCTTTGCTAACTCAGCTGACCAACTACCAAAGATAGAGGCACTACCTACCAACAACAATGATAAGCTCTTCCATGAAGCCTCTGCACTCAATACTGAGCAGATATGTTTCTCACATACCATTGACCCTATCTTGATGGGTGTAAGAACCACAGGAGCACTTGGCGGTGGGGCTGATATCAAGCAGGCATACGTTGTATTTGAGAAGAATGTAGTGATGCCA